GTAAAATTATCACAGGATTCCAAAGCTGCTGGTAGATGGGAAACCAACTACGGGGGAGAGTATTTTGGGGCGGGTGTAGGAGGAGCAATTACAGGTCGTGGTGCGGATTTATTAATTATAGATGATCCACATAGTGAACAAGATGCTTTAAGCGCAACAGCCATGGACAATGCATGGGAGTGGTATACCTCGGGTCCTCGTCAACGTTTACAACCAGGAGGTAGTATCGTTTGCGTGATGACAAGGTGGAGTGAAAAAGATTTGACGGGTAACCTCATGCGTGCCATGAGTGAGGTGAAAGCAGATCAGTGGGACGTGATTGAGTTTCCTGCGATCATGCCTAACGAAAAACCTGTATGGCCAGAGTATTGGAAGATGTCAGAACTAGAGTCTGTGAAAGCTTCTTTGTCAGAACAAAAATGGCAAGCCCAGTGGCAACAGAATCCTACTGGTGAAGAAGG